GCGCGCAGGGCGTCCATGTACACGTCGGGCACGCTATTGAGCCCCGGCTGCAGCCGCACGCCGTTCGGAAAGTCGGTGAAGTCCCCGTCGTCGCCGGTCTCGATGCCGAGGATGGGCGGGAGGTCGATGAAACGAGCGGTGTTGTTTTCGATCTTCTTGGTCGGCATGCGCTACTCCTGCGACGAACACCTTAGTTGTGTCCTGACGCCGCACCTGCTGCCACAGGAATCGTACTAGAGCTTGGTCTTTCCTACGTCGGCGAACACACAACGGAACTCCTGGGACCGGTCGTAGGTGCCGTCCACGTAGACTATTGCGTTGGCGTGCGTGGGAGACGTGGCCTTGCCGCCAGCGCCGGGCACGAACCGCAGGCGGCGGTCTGGCACACATACCGCGAAGTCCAGCATGGACAGGTGGTCGCGGCCCTGGGTGAGCTGCAGCTGCTCGATGGAGTACGCCACGACCACGGCGTGCTTGAGCAGCCCGCGCTTGCGGTAGTCCATCAGCCGCGCCCAGAACTGCAGGGGCATGCCCCGGCCGCCTGGCGGGTTCAGGAAGACCGAGAACGCACCGCCGCCGTACGGCTCCCACGAGCACACCAACCCGTTCTCTGACGCCGTCAGGAAGCGCCTGGCGCCCACGGCGGCGTTGGCCTCGGCATCGGACGCGGGGTCAAGGTCGATGCCGCCCAGCACGCGGCGGGCGCGGTCTATGATGTCGGTCGGGGTGTACCAGAGGTGGCTGGCGGCGGAGTGTTGGGCGTTGGGCATGCCTTAGCGTGGCAGACGTAAGAACGCCCTGGCAACTGTTTCCAGCGGCCAGGGCGGCTAAGCTACCAGTTCAGTAAGCTAGGCTTCAGACGAGCTGGTTGTCCGCGTACTCGACCGCGAGCGGGTAGTAGATGTTGACACCGGCGTAACGCGCCTGGCAAACGTGCGTGAACACACCCTTGCTGTACTCGACCGGGAGAATCTCGAACTCGATGCCCGTCTCGAACTCTAGGACTTCAGGCGACTTGTGGTAGCAGATCACTCGGCCACCGGTGCCCGCGGCGTTCGCCGTCGAGAGCTTGGTCCACGAGTCGATGCTGATGCCGGGGTTCTGCGCCTGGAAGGCGGTGAGCACGGTGGCGTTCGACGCGTTGTCCACGCTGATCAACTTCGTGGCCAGGATGCGGTACGCTGCCGTCGACACCAGGATGGCGTTCGGCGAGAAGATCTCCTGCGTGTCCACGAGCATCGAGGTCACGAGGTAGTTCAAGTCTTCGAGGATGTCTTCGCCGGAAGCCGTTGCCCAGCTGCCGTTCGGTAGGGTCTTCAGCGTCGCGTTCGGGTGGTTCGCGATGCCGTAGGTGCCGATGTCCGGGACGCCGAAGGCCGTGATGCCGTCGCGTGCCAGCTCGATACCGCGGCGCGCTGCGTCGCCAAGGCGGGTCGTGAGCTCTACGCCAGCTGCCGAAGCCTTACGAAGGTCTTCGATGCTGTAGTAGAAGCCGTCCTTGACGTTGAAGTAGCGCGTGAGCTTCTCAACTGCCGACGCCGACACCATGGGGATGTCGGTCGCGTAGTTGTGCATGACCTTCGCGAGCACGAACGCGTCCCAGATGCGGACGACGAGCGTCTCACTGGACGCGCCGCCTTCGTTCGACTCGGGAACGAAGCTACGCGCCTTGAGCGCCGCGTACTTCTTTTCATAGATACGGTTCTTCACGGTCTCAAGCTGGCGAGCGAACACCATGGTCTCGGCCGCATCGTTCGATGCCGCACGGATTTCAGGCTCAACTGCGTCAACGGACGGGACTGCCTCAAGAACGGCTGCGTCGAACTCAAGCACTGCGGGACGATTCTTCATGGCCGGGTCTTCCTTTACGTAGGTGCCGGCCGATTTCGGGCCGTGCTGACAACTACAAGAAGCCTAGCATGCGTCCGTATACGCCACTGTGGCGCCACAAACGGCAACGGCCGCCCGTTGCCAGGCGGCCGTCACGCTAGCCCGCAGGCTGTTGTTCAACCAAGAAGGTTGATGTACGCGGGAGCAAGGCCCGCCGCCGACTTGCGGGTGAAGCGGCCGGGGACGAGCACGCACGACGCGGTGTCCGCGTCGTTGCGGAACTGGCCGAGGACGCTGCCGCCTGCGCCCGCTGCAACGCGAACGTAGATCGGGTCCTGGTCGTTGACAGCTTCCTCGGTGATGACCCAGATGCCGCCCTTGGTGATGACGTTGAAGGGCTCGCCGTCAACGTAGTTGCCCTCGGCGCCCGTGGCGGTGAAGCCGGGGTATCCGTAGAGGTTCGACGCGAACACGCCGGTCTTGATGGGCTCGCGAACCACGATGCCGAGGAGGTCCGACACGGTGAGCGACGCGAGGGCCGACACGCCAACGGTGAAGCTGCCAGCGACGCCGGCTTGTGCCGACATCACAACCGCCGAAACCGAGCTGAAGTACGTGGTGCTCGTAAGGGTCTGGCCGCCGCCGTCTGCCATGGCAAGCGTCTCGGTCGTGGGCTGGTTGGTCAGCGCGTTGATGCCCGTGATTGCCACGGTGCCGACGTCGAAGTCAGCGTGCACGGACGTGGTGACGGTCACAAGGCGGGCAGGCTGCATGGCGCCGGCACCGATGAGGCCGTTCAAGCTCGCGCCCGAGAGCGTGAGGATGGACGCGCTGGACGCGTGGGTCGTAACGATGGCATCGACGTCCACTGCCGCGACGGGGGTCGGGCTCTGGAACGCCTGGCCACACGACTCAACGAACGAGCCGCCTGATTGTCCGTGGACGCCGGGGACCTTGAAGGTGCCCATGCCGGCAAGCTGCAGGCCGCGCGCGATGCGCGTGGTGATGCGGCGATCGTCATAGGCTTCCGAGAAGGAGCCCGCCGTTGCGATGTCGTTCCGGGCCGTAAAAGTTGACTGGATGATGGTAGCCATTGTGGTCTCTTCTCCGGCGCCGTGCGCCGCTAGGGTGTCCGCTTCGCGCACCTGCCGCGCTTACAGACAATCCTAGCACCGGTTGCACTTGCTGGAGTTACAGGAACCGCACATTGGCAAAAGATTTTCGATTCCGTTGCTGCTTCCGGGCTTGCTGAGCGGGATTATGTGGTCCAGCGTCCTCTGCTTGCTGGGCAGCGCAAGCAGGTCGGCTGCGCACCTGGTGCACCTCCATCCGTACGCCTCGAACAGCGCAAGCCGGTCGTGCTTCGTGTGCTTGCCTGGGACGCCGAGCAGTCGCGCCTTGCGCGCTTGGTTTTTGACGGCCTGCTGCTCCGGAGTGAGCACCTGCTTCTTCCCGCAGCGGGCGTACGACTGTCGGGACAGTTCGCGGCAGCGCTCCAGGTTCTGGAGGCGCCACTCCTGCTGCTTGGCGTACGCCTTGGCCTTGTTGGCTTCCGCCCACGCCTGGTTGCGTGCTTTGCGCGACGGGTCGCGCTTGTAGCGCTCCGCGTCTTTGGCCCGCGCCTGCGCCCTGCGTGCTGGCGTGGCCTCGTAGCAGCGCCGACAGAAGCCTTTGCAGGAGTACGGCAGCGTGCAGCCAGAAGTCGAACAGACCTTCATGCCAGCCAGCATCTCACGACACTGGCTGCCGCGTCAACGTTCAGCCTTCGGCGCTGCCGGGCTCCCGGTACGACGCGAGCATCGCCTGGCGACCGCGCAGGGGCTTCGGGGCTGACGGCTTGGCGTCGGCTTCCGGTCCCTTAGTGATCGTCACTGCAGGGCTGAGGCGGTCGGCGCCGTCCTGGTCCGCGACGTCTTCCGACGACATGGCCTCGAACAAGGAGTCGATGGACTCCTGCGACTTGCCGTCCAGCGACAGCTTGGGATAGCGCGCGGCCACCTTCGCCTTGCGGTCGGCAGCCTTGGCGGCAAGGTCGCGCGCGGCGAGCTCTGCAGCGACGGCGGCGTCGACCGACTCCTTGGACTGGGCGACCGCAAGGGCGGCCTTGGCGGCGTCGAGCTCGGCCTTGAGCGAGTCGTTCTCAGACTTGACGGCTTCCGCCTTGAGGGCGGCGGCGTCGAGCTCGGCCTTGAGTTTCGCAGCCTGCGAATCGAAGGCGGCCTGTGCTTGGTCAGCGGCGACTTCGGCGCCATCGATTGTGAACAACATGGGGATCGTTTCCTCAGCAGGGGTTGCGTCTACAGATTCTAGCGCATCCAGCGCCAGGCACACCTGGGCGCCAGCACGGCCCGCGCGGACCACGGCGGCGTGGTTGTACACGATGCCTGTACGGATGACGTGGTAGGTGTCGCCTTCGGGCGTTACGCCGTCCTCGAACCGGAACGTCGACATGTACCCTGCCGACACTTCGCGCGCAACGCCGCCGTCGATGACCAGGATTAGGTCTTCGTCCTGAAGCGTGAGCTTGGCCGACAGGAAGGTGCCGTCGAAGGTCACGGAGTCGGCCGAGACGATGCCGGCGCTGTACTTTCGGTAGTTCTTCGGGGTGATGAGCTCGGGCGGGTGCTCGTTTGTTACCGGTGCGTTGCGCAGAGAGTCGGCAGCAGCCGCGAGCACGGCGGGCGGGTTGTAGGCGCGGAGCAGGTCGCTATCCGCGAACTTGGCAGGGACGTCCACGCCTTTGTCGCGCCACGCCTTGGCCGAGTAGAGCATGGTGCCGGTGCGCGCGATCTTCGCGTCGGCTACGTAGCCGCCCTGCGACGTGCGCTCAAGTTTGCCCAAAGGCGAGGCTCTGTCGAGGAACAGCATGCCTCTAGCGTAGCAGGCGTCAGACCAGCGACTGCAGGATGAGCGATACGCTCGACGTTACGGACGTGTTGTTGGTGCCCACGATCGTGGCGCGCAGCTTGATGTCCGACCCTGCCGTAACAGGCGTCATGAGTCGCGGCTGCAGGGCAACCGTAGGGCAACCGTCTCCGGTCGTGATGAACGCGCGGGACAGCCACGCCGCCGCTGGCGATGAGCGGATGACCAGCCGGTGCCCGCAGTACGCGTTGCCGGATAGGTTCAACTGGGTGAACAGCCCGTCAATCAGCCAGGCCACGGTGTTGGCCGGCACGGTGTAGACGCCGGTCTGCCCGCGCCCGAAGTCTGGCGGGATAGCGTGGAGCCCGTTGGCGCCGACTACGGTGCGCACCGTCACGGTGCCGAAGTTGGTCTCGTAGGAGCCTGCCGTGAGCACCTGCACCAGGTTGACGCGGTAGTACGTATTGACCAGCGCAACAGGGGTAAGGCCGTTCAGCGTGACGTCCTCGGTCACCACGGCCAGCGCCAGGTTGAGACCCACGACGCGGATCGTGTGCGCGCCGGTGCCGGCTGCTGCGTCGTTCGCGCTGTCAGAAAGCGCTTCGAGGGCCACGGCCGCCGTGGGGAACACGTAGGTGCCCCCAGCCGGGCGCAGGTCTTCGGGAACGGAGCCGGTGTCGACATCGGGGTTTGTCCCCTGGACCACGAATGCCGAGAAGCCTGCCACGGCGCCCATGGAAAGCGCCTGTAGCCACTCACGCGAGGGCTGCTGCGTCATGCTGGTTGTAGATGTGAGCTCGAACATTGGCTATGCCTTCCGAATGGGCTTGACCGTGAGCAGGCTGCTGCCCGTGACCGTGCGGGCGACTAGCCGCGATGCCTTGGCGCGGATCTCCCGAACCGCCTTGTAGGCACCGGCTACCGGATCAGCCACCAGCGTGGTTACCGAGGCCGCTGTAGCCGTGGTCACCAGCGAGACGTCCGTGCTCTCGTCAGCGCTGAACGACATCAGGAAGTCCACTGGACAGGATAGGGCTACGACGTAGCCCTCCAGCGCGGACAAATCCAGCCCTGCCGCCGTGCTACTGATGGCGAAAATGCCCCCGCCGGGGAGTCCTTGTACGTCCATTCAGTGCATGGTAGCAGGCCCGGCTAGGCTACCTCGAATGCCTCAACCGGGACAGCGACGCAGCGGCACGCAACCGCCTGGCCGGGGTGGTTGTTTCCTTCACGTCTGCCAGTGTTTGGCGGGCTGGACCAGGAGAAGGTCTTGCCGTCCAGGTGAGCGTGGCCGTCGCGCACGCGGGGGTCGTGGCGGGTGTGCCAGACGTAGGCCCCGCTGCCGGCAGACACCGCCCAGTGCTCGACCACCGCGCCTTGAAGCTTCCAGCTTTCGGCACGCGCCACCAGTGGGATACGCCAGAGCTGGTTGCGCAGTGGATCGGCAACAACATCGGCAACGACCTTCCGGTAGTACGCCATGTTGCGGTCGGTGAACAGCTGGAGCAGCACGCGCTCCCGTTCGTCCGCTGCCGGCATCTTGACCTGCAGCATGCGGCCGACTTCGCGCTTGCCCTGGGCGGAGATGCGCTTGGCCGCGGCGGCGGCGTTGCGGGCCAGCGGGCGCACGATGTCCAGCAGACCCTGCTCCAGCTCCGCACCGGCTACTCCAGTATCCAGTAGCCGGGCCATCCGTTCAGCAGCCTTGTTCGCCGCACCCTCGTAGGCCGTCACGTCGGCGTCCGCTGGCGTGGGCGCCATCTTGGCCACGGCGGCGCGGTCGGCGCGCTTGGCGGCGGCAGCACGCGCGGGCGCAACGGCCTTTGTAGAGGCGAACGCCTCGGCGAGGGTGCGGCGCTTGGTCATGCCGACTGCCTTCGGCCGCCGTTGGGTCCGCCCGAACCTGGGGCCGCGCCGAACACAGACAAGCACGCGTACGGCACCTTGATCGGCAGGTTGCCGCGACCCTGGAACCGCAGCGTGGCCGTGAAGTGGTCCTCGGCGAACGTCACCGGTGCCGGGAACGCCAGCGCGGGGCCGACGTGGAAGCCGATGGTGCGCTGGTCGCGCAGGTGCGCCGGCACCACAACGCCTGGGTCGTTGATGACCCCTATGAACGCGTTGCCGGTTTCGCGCAGCTGCTTTTCGAGCCGCGCACGTACGAGGTAGTGGAGTGTTCCCATGCGCCTATGATGGCGTCAGGCTTGTCCCAAAAACAAGGACAATCCGCGGATGAGCGCCGGAAGCTCGCTAACGTGGAGGAAAGCCCAGTTGTAGGCGGTCGGGTTTGGTGCCCAGGTCACGTACACGAACTTGGTCATACCCTACCTTGCCACGCGGTTCAGGTCTGAGCCTTCGCTGACTTGGCCTTGGTCTTGCGTGCGCCGGACTTGGCTGGCGGGTTGGCCGTGGGCTTCGGAGCGTGCTTGGCCTCCACCTCGGCAGCGGCCTCTACCTGGCCGAGACCGACTTCGCGGTTCTCCACCTCGGCGAGCCCGTCCTTGAGCGCCTTGCGCCGGGCGTCCAGGTCTACGCGCAGGCGCAGGCTGGGGGCGATCCGGTTCAGGTTGAGCGCGGCTTCCTCAGGAAGCAACGTCTGGGCGGCCACGAGCGCGACCACGCCGTCAATGTTCATCTTTTCGGCAGTGGCCACGTCGAGCGGCTTCGGTCGTGACAGCTCAGGCCAGACGATCTTGAGGCTGTCCACGTCGTCTTCGCCCAGCGTCTGGGCCAGCATCTTCACCAGGCGCAGCAGCGGCGGCTGCAACTCATCGGCGCGGTACACGTCGATGGTGTTGAAATAGAGCTCCATGTCCGAGTCGCCGGTGGCGTCCATGCCCGCCGGCGACATGCCCAGGAGCACGGTGAGCGGCATGCGCGCTGCCGTGGCCAAGCGGACCATGTACGCCTGCATGACGCCGTCCAGCGTGCCCAGGGTGGTGCGCTCCACTACCTCGAAGGACTCGGGCTCGCTGCCGTTGGCCTTGTCGCCAGCGTCGAGCATGATCGCCTTCGCCGACGAGCGAACCATGTCCATAAACGCCAGCCGGGTCTGGACGTCTTCGCGGCCTTCGCCGTCCGACTCCGCCAGCGACTGGATGAGGCCCTGCATCTTGAACACGGCTTGCGACGCGTCAGCGAACATCGCGTCCGTGGACGCCCACATGGAGTCGAACGACTTGAGCACGTTGTACACGCGCTGCAGCACCGACAGGTCCCATCCCCGGTTCATCTGCTTGCGACGGCGGGTAGTGGTCATGCCGCCGAACATCAGCATCCGGGACTCGTGGATGACCGTGGGTTGGATCGCCGTCACGCCGCCGATGGGCGTGGGCTGCCAGATGTACGTCTGCACCCGCCCGTCGCCGTACCAGGTGTAGGCGGTGAGGTCTTGGCGGTCGAAGGGTATGAGCTCCAGCACCTCGGTGACGTCTTCGTCGCGCAGGGGCATGGCCGGCAGCCCGCCGCCCTTGACGCGCAGGATGACGCCGCCGCCGCCGAACAGCCGGCCCCACGTGGCGCCTTCCTTCATGAGCTCGCGGGCCTTGAGCCGCTCCAGCTCCAGCTGGATGTCGTGGGCGAGCTCGTCTTCTTCCTCGTCGGTCTCGGTGCGCTCGACCGTGAACCAGGCGCGCAGGGCGTCGTCCACCGGCTTGGCCACGATGGTGTTCGCCAGGTCGTTGTTGGCGAACAGCGCCTCCAGCAGGTCACACGGCAAGGGCGCGTCATCGCAGTAGAAAAGCGCGCTGTTCTTGTCGCGGCTAGTCCCGATGCCCGTCACGAGGTT